GCGCTGTATGCTCTATAATAAAATAGCTGCTTGCCGATTCTATTGTCAGGATCGAAAGCTGGTATTTGGTTGACTTGATTTAATTGGGGGAATTGCCTTACCTCATATTCATCGTACCAATCGTAAACATAAAACATCTTTTCATCCTTGTCCGCACGAACTCTATGAAAGTCCACGTGACAAATCTCTGCAATCCCCCCACCTCTACTCCAAGTAACTTCCAAAGCAAAGCCGTTATAGATTTCCATATCTAAGGTCAGCTTCTGCGTTAAATCATTCATCGAATCATAAGCATTTGGGAACGTAGGCGAATCCAAAAAGGCTTTGGCTTGCGGTGTTTCTTCTTCCGATGTCCACCCTTTACCTACGATGTAACCAACCTTACCATTCACGATGGCGTTGTGCTTTGCTGACCTTCTATAAAGATTTAAGAGATAATTAGGGTAGTCGTTTTCAACTCCATAAGATACCCATTGCTGGCTTTTGTTTTCGATAAACAAAGGCACTTTATGCTGGTAGCCTTGCCAAGAAAAGGCAAAAGGTTTTTTAGAACTCATTGATGATTACGTTTAAATTGTCTAAGGTAAGCGTGACAGCGTGGCTTGAGCATTTCACATACATCCGAATAGTATCGCCCGAAGATAAAGGCACTACGCATTGCGAAGGAATGGAGGTTTCGCCAGCCGAAGGAATAACCGATACAAACTCCGAACAAGGCCACAACTCTGCATTTTTGAATATAGCAACGTGAATCTTTCTGCTTGACTGCCCGATTACAGCAACAATGGCACTCACTCTAAAATGCTTTGCTGTACCGGTATAAGTCACAAGACCCGAAGCGTTCACGCTTAATCCATTTCTATTGAATCCAGTTGTAATGGTAGCGTTTATTGGCGACCATACGTTCTCTGCTAAAGTGGTAGTGCCTGAAGATGCAAAGTCAAAAAAGTTAAGCGCACTCGGCGAATCCTCGACTTGTGTCGCACAATTTTGCATCCACGTTCCAACTCTCGTTGCGGTGTTTGCACCTTGTGCTGTTTCGTTTTTGATGACAAGCGCATCGGTTAAAAGTTGTCCCATTAGTTAAAGGTATAGTCAAAGGTGTTATCAAACGTGCCAGTCGATGGCTCTGCGTAAGTAATTGTATTGGTTGCGCTCACAAAGGCTTGCTCACCCATTTGGATATAAGCAAGACCAGTTTCTACTAAAGCAATATCGCCCTCGTATGCTGTGTAGGTATATTGTCCTTTAGATAAATCACCAACCGAAATACTAAACTTGTCGTATCTACTTAAGCCTTCGGATTGGTTAGACGAGCGTAAAATGCTAAAAGATGTAGTTTCGGCTGTTGCCATTGACCTCAACTCAAACTCAAAAGTAGAGGGAATAAACAAAGCCTCTGCGTATCTATCTATTCCACAAGTCACCTCAGCTGGAAGCGCACCATCTTCGTTGCATCTTAGCTGGTAGGCTGCCCACCCCTCAAAGGGGAATGTGGTCGTGCATCGGTCACTCCAAGTGACTACGATTTCATTCGACTGGTTAGATAGTAGGTAAAGCATCTTAAAGGTAAATGTATCACCGAAGCGAATGATACAAATCCATCCTCTTTGCGCCCCAATAATCGATGTTAAATTCCGTTTCGATTGTTTCTTTTAAATTGGCTGCCAAGGTTAAACGCAAGTCTTTTTCGTGTATCAAGGTTTTCATATACTTGTGCCAATCTTTACTGCGTGCCTCCCGAACTAAAAAGCCATTTAAGCCGTGGTCGATTATAGTGTTATAGGGGTAAACATCGGAAGCAATAATAGCTTTGCCCATTGTGCCAGCTTCGACTAATTTTAACTCACTCTTGCATCTATTAAAGGTTGTATCTCGTAAAGGTGCAAGACATACATCAACAAAGTTATACCCTCCGACATAAGAGTAGATATCCGCAGCTTCTATTCTGCCGTAGTTCTCTTGCTTGCCGTTACTTGTGAAAACTCTCTCATACGCTTCGTACATTGGGTTTTCGTTCCACCCTCCTAAATACAGCCTATACAAGCCGTTTAACGAACGATCGTCTGCAAGGATGCCCATGCCCGATTCCATCAAGATAATGTCCTCATAGTGCTGCGCCCCACCAAACCAACCAAACCTAACGAACTCACTTGGTTCGGGTTTAATCTTATACTGCTCATAACCTAAATAAGTGCAGTTTGGAATTACCGAAACATTAGGATTTAGAATAGATACCTTTTCCTTTAAGTAGGCATTGGTGCAGATAACGTGGTCAACTGCTCTAATGTGGTCACGAATCATATTTGAGATGTTTCTTTCTCTATAAATAGAATACATCGGATGTCCTGATTCCAGCACCCAATAATCGTCAAGGTCTAATATCAAAGTGACTTTGAACTGGGTACATTTATCTCGAAGCCATTTAATTTGTTCGGGTGTTTCGCCCCACATCCTACTGACTAAAACGATGTCCATCTGCTCGAAGGATTCATCGGAGATTCTAAATGGGTCAGGTGCTGAATAAAACGTAAGACCTTTGTACGCTGCATCTAAGTGAGCGTGTGGGAGTTCAAGTCGGTAGAGTGCCGAACCCGTACTTTGGATGTTGTGGATTAGTGCTATTTTCATTGTCGTTTAGTAGTAAATGTATAAACACAAAAAAAGGCGCACCCCGTAGGATGCGCCCGTGCTTAATTAACGACAACGAAGCACTATGCGTTAGTCAGCGCAGCGATGATGCTTGCTTGTACGCTAAACATCGGCTGTTCTTCCATTGCGGTAAAGGTAACGTCAAAGCCGTTACGATCTCCGAAGGCAGTACCGCTTTGACCAGTTCCAGCAGATAACTCCAAACCATTACGGCTTCCGAGCATCCAGTAGTTACCATTTCTATCAGTTACAATCGCAATCAAATTGTTCTGACCTAAAAGGCGCAGTTCGTTACGAAGGGCAGCAGTCATCTTGTTTAAGATTATCTGAAGGTCTTGCTGATAGAAAATCGTACCGTTCTCCATAGAAGGGGTAACGGTTTCAGTAAATTGTGAGGTTTGCTTGGTTAAATCGTACTTCCAAAACTTGGCGCTTCCACTTGTAGTAATGCCTGAAACGACATTAGCACTTGTGTAAGTGATACCAGTTACGTTAGCGAATTCAATAAAACGAACCTCTTTGATGCCACCGACTGAATCTCGGCAGCCTAATGAATAACCAGCGGTTAATGCACAACTCATATTTTTATATTTTAGAGGTTAGTAAAGGGGAGGTGTTACCCTCCCCATTGAATTAGGCTAAGATGAAGTTTACGATTTCAGTTGCATAGGCGAACTGAACACCAGCTTTGAACTCGGCAACGTAACGCACCTCGTCAGCTTCTTTTGCAAAGAAGATTTCAAAACGCTCGTCTTCGTTCAACAAATCCGTTCCAAAGAACATATTTGACAAACGCATAGCGAAGATGCGGTTTGTTCCGTTCAAGCCATTCAAAGCTACTACGGTTACGTTAGTACCTGGAAGAACTACTTCGCCTGCTGCATCAACGCTTGGGTTGTAATGGAACAAGTTCAAGTTAGTCAAGTTAGCAACCAACTTGCGGAAAGTATCCCAACCACAAACGATTTTCAAATCCTCTTTGTCAAGGATGGTAGTAGGAATTTGGTTGTAAACACCCTGCATTACTGCGAAAGCGTTAGTGTTGGTGATGCCTGATACAGCGCCAGTGTTACCTGATACGGTAGTACCTGAAGCAGCGTTGATTAATTTGATGAAACCATCAAACTTGTTTGTGTTTGCGTTAGTGTTACCTGAAGCGGTATCGCCCTGCCAAATTGCAGTTTCGATTTGCTCGGCTGTCTTACCAGCTTTCAACTCTGCGTACTGCTGCTCGAAAGGAATAGATGTGTAACGGCTGCCGATAGGAAGCTGTGTCTGCATCCAATATTCTTCAAGTTTCTTAGGGCAGATAGCCTCGTTCACTTTGATGCGACCAACGGTCAAGCTACGGTTGCTGAAGGTAGTTGTACCTGAAGCTGTGAAACCGCAGTTGTCACCGCTTTGGAAAACCGCATCGGTGTCCATAAGGTTAACTGACTTAGAAGATTTGATACCAGTCATTGGTGTCAAAATAGATGCGCTCTTTGCGCTGAACAATGACTTCACTACAAGTGGAAGTGACTGCTGCTCGGTGTAAACGGCTAAGTTGCCAAAATTGTATGCCATGATTATTTAGTTTTTAAGTTTTTAAGGATTGATGCAACTTTGTTTAGGTTGCCTACTTCGTCTTTTTTGAACTGACCGAACATTACTTTCTGCTCTTTTACGGTTGGTTCTTCTGCGAGTGCTTCAATAAGTTGAAACATTGATTTCTCACGCTCTTGTCCAGCCATCATTTTCTTTTTCAACTCAACAAGTTCGCTCGCCATCTCATCCAGCTTGTCCATGATCTCGCCAACTACTTCGGTTGAAATAGCAGCTACCACTTCGGCTGGTGCTTCAGGTGCAATTGCTTCTACCACGGAAACGATTTCTTCAACCGCTTCTTCAGGTACTTCTTCAGCTTCAACTACCACTGGGGTAATTGATTCGATTACTCCGTTTGCAACAACGATTGTTCCGAGTTCAGGAATAACGTGTTCGCCCGTTGCATCGAGGGGGTTTCCATCGGCATCTAAAAGAGTTACAGCAGTACCTACTACTGGTTCTCCTTCAATACGCACAGTCAATTCGCCCAACATATAGTCGGCGAATTTCAAAGAGGCTTGCTCGAAAGCGGCTCTTAGTGTTTGCAATTTTTCAAGGATGTTCATTGCTTATAAATATTAAAGTTTAAATTGTTTGCAAAAAAGGTCAATGGCTTTCTCAAGGCGGTGCATCTCTACTTCGATGGCATCTTCTACTTTCTCCATCCCGAACATACCCTCAACCGAAAAGCCTTTGAATTTCCCAGTAGTCACAAAGGCATCCCATACCTCGTTGTTATCTACCTTGTAAGAACCAAACCAACTGCCATCGGTTACATCCTCAAATCCTTTCGGTGGGTTGATTCCACGCTCTTTGTCAATGATGTAGCTTTCAAACATAAACACACCTTCGATTGGCGTTTGGTGATAAGCGTTTACGTTTTGCGTAGCGTTCTGCTTAAAGAACTTCTGCACGATTTTATAAACGGTGTCCTTATCAAAAACAACCATATACTCGCCCATCTTCGAATCGTTTCGGTAGATAGGCACATCGGCTAACATCAACGCACCTGATATAACTCTTTTAGCGGATTCTTTGAACCTTTGCTTTTGTGAGAATGCCTGAAAGTTTCTTTCGATTGCTGGCATATCGGTTAGCGCAACGTAATCAACGCCCTCGCTTTCCTCGTCTATTGTCAGTTTGTAAAGGGGTAACTCCATGCCTTAAAATGTACGGAAAGGCTAAGTATGCAAAAACCCCGTGCATCTCTGCACAGGGTCAAACCTAAATTATGAAACGCTCAATTCCCAAAGGTAGCAAATCTTTCGGCTGCATCAACCCTTGTTGTTACTCTTCTAATATCCGATTCCACTACTATTACTCTTGTCGTTCCGTTCTGCCCTCCTTGTGGATTAGGCTGTCCAGTTGGGTTGGTAGGCGTTACGTTTGGATTAAAGGCTGCTGGTGGCTGCTGCGTGCCTCCACCGCCAGTTGGTATTCCTCCGCCTCCGCCAGTATTTGATGGTGCTGCCGTAGATTTAAATTCTGTTTTTCTAATAGCATTAACACGAGCCAAGCCTGCTGCAATAGCTATACCTGCTGCAAAGGCTGCACGAAATGGAGATGTAGGATCACCAGGAGTAAGCTGGCTGGTGTACGCCTTTGATGCTGACAAGTAAGTTTCAATGACAGCCATTGCAATACTGATTCCCTTTTGTATTGCGAACGCTCTTTTTTGCTGCTCCTCCGACTGCCCTGCAAACGATGCTGCCAAGTCGCTTAACGCTTGCAAGCCTCCTAATGTCAAGGCAATGTCGTTTTCTATTTGCGCTTGCTTTACTGCCTTTTGCTGTGCTGCCTGATCCTTGGATAT